GTGAAGACACTATGCAATTGACTGGAAAATTTCCGTTTGTTAATGGAGAACCTGGTAATTACACTTTAAAAGAGTTTGCGCAAAAGTTGTTTGATGAACGCGAGAATTCACTTAAATCTGGCGAAATAGTCCCCACGTTATTTGTCGATACGCTCAAAGATGAAAAACGTCCACATGAGAAAGTGCGTGCTGGTAACACACGAGTATTTAATGTTGCCCCATTTGATCTCAACCTTGCCGTTAGAAAATATTTTCTGGCACTCAATGGACATATGATGTACAACCATATTGAAGGCGAAGTTGCAATAGGTATAAATCCTGATGGCCCATCATGGGGAGCACTGGCACAACGTTTTCAGCGTAAAGGAAATAATATGTTAGGAGGAGATTACAAGAATTTCGATAAAACTCTATCGTATCAAGTTTCCAATGCTGTGTTGAGACATGTTGTTTGTCCCTTTTATGGAAATAAATTCATTAAAGAACAAACAGCATTAATGGATACTGTTACTTGTGCTTTCCATCAAGTTGGTCGAGATGTGTATCGTGTTGATCAAGGCAATCCATCTGGAATAGCTATAACATCCCAATTAAACAGTTTGGACAACGTCGTTATGTTAAAAATTTGTTTTCTTCAATTAGGACGTGATCGTGGTTATGATTTATCTGATTGGGAACGCTGTGTCGAATTGACAACGTATGGCGACGATTGGTTGGCGAGTGTTATTGATGAGATAATATCATGGTTTAATATGCAAACCATTATTAAATGGTTTGGAGAGCATGGCATAGTAATGACAATACCTGATAAAGATGCCACACAAATAACACCCACACTACAATACAATGAAACAATTTTTCTCAAACGACTATTCCGATGGGAGAGTGGAGTTTGCTTTGCTCCATTAGCTATGGATTCAATTTGGGGTATGATGAATTGGGTGCGAGAAGCGTGTGATATGAACAAAGCAATGCAAGACAATTATGATTGCGCTTTGCGTATGATGGTTCATCATGGGAAAGGTGAATACATTAAATTCGTCCAACATGTTGTTGCTTATTGTGTTAAATATCATTACACTTTAAGTCATCGCAGTTATGCGTACTCATTCAAGTCATGGGGTGAAGAAAATCTCCAACCAATTGAACTTCATGGGAAAATAAAAATCAAACAAGAAA